ATCTGTGTAGTGAGGTCATCACGAGCAAGATAATCTGCAATCGTTGTCTTTAATGTTGAATAGCTAGTAAATGCCATTATACTCTGCCTTGTCTTGTCCTAAAAAATCTGTTGTCTGGATCGTTTAACCATGCTCTGAATTTCTTTTCATCTACTACACTGAAACCCTTCATGATTCCTTTTTTATTTAATGTGTCGATTACAGTCATTGGAATGGATGCAATTTTGTTTGATAGTACATCTTCTTTCCAACGGCCATTTGTTGCGTTGTATTCTTTTTTATTCTGTTCAATGATGTCTGTAACATCTTGTTCTGTTGCAATAACGATTCCGCCTTCGTCTGTATTGTGTACAACCTGTGTCTTAAATTCGTCTTTGTTTAATATCTTTGCCATAGTTCACCTATAAAGGTAAAGGCCTCCGAAGAGGCCTATTACACTTATGTTAAGTCACCGATTAGGCCATGAGCCGCTTCGTTTTTAACTTCTAGTGTGTATTCAACTAAAAGTTGAGTTTTTTCGCTGTCACCAGCTTTTGCCAATTCGTTTGTTTGGAATGGGCGTAAGTAAGCAATAGCTGCGTACTCTGGATCAAGAACGAATGCTACTTCACCTGAGTCAGCTTCAGCTGTCATGAATCTGTTAGGAACAACAGATAATGTACCAAAGTCTGATAAGTAAATGTCAGCAGCACCTACGATTGTAGATGGCTTGTTGCCGTCAGCATTGTAGCGTTGTTGAGCGATACCTGAGAAAGCTGAGAACTCTTGTTTCTTAGCTGGAGATACCATAACAACTGATGGGTTACCACCGCTTGTGTATGCTTCACGAACAACTTCTTTAACTTGAGCTTCAGAAAATGCACGGTTAGTACCGTCTACTTTAGCAGTAGTACCTAAAGAACCAGCAACACCAGATGTACCTAAAGATACGTTAGTGTTGATCCATGCTTGTAAGCCGCCAAGTGTTCTTGCAGTTGGTGAACCGCCACCTGTACCTGCAGCTGCAACTTGGTTAGATAAAAGAATTTTTTCCATATCTCGTTTTAATTCTGAAGAAGCCTTAGATAACTGATATGCTTTTTCAGACTTACGACCAGCCTTATCAACTGACTCTAATGTGCCAGAGATTTGGATAGTTTTTTGTGAGATTTGAGTTCTGTTACCAACACGAGTTGTTGGAGCTAGTGATGCTGAAGTAGCATCTGCACCTTCAACCGCTGCGTTAGAACCGTCAGCTGCTGCTAGACTATCGGTTTGCCATTCGTGAAGAACGGCTGTTGCCTTAGTTTTACCAACAGAAGACATAAATGGTGTGTCTGTTGGAGAGATGTTATAGATTACATCGGTTAAATCTTCACGATCACCGACTACGTCATATTGTTTATATGTTGCCATGATTATTCACTTCCTTATTAAATAAAGTTTTCAAAAAGAGCTGCTGCATCGGCCACTCGACCAGTTTGCTTCAGCTTATTCATTTGTTTTTTGCGAACATCACGATTACCTTCTTTGACCTTAGTTCCTGACTTCACCATCTTAGGAGCTTCGGCAACCTTTTTCTTAACATTAGGTTTTGACTTCTGAAGTTTGTCGTATTGCATCGCTTTGTGTAGCATTAATACATGACGTGAATCATAAACTTGTGCTAATTCAGCATCTGTAAAACCTACACTTTTGCCGTAGTTACGAATCTCACTGCGGAGTTGTTCGCCTTTAGCTGGGTCTGAAAACTCTGGTAGGACTTGTGAAAGTTTTTGTGCTTCCTGTTGAACCATTTTAGCCATTGTCTGCTGCTGCTCTGCTTGTTGCTGTTGTGCAAGGCGTTGCTGTTCAGCACGAACTTGGGCCAACTGTTCTTTTTTCTCAGTCAATTCTGCTACTCTGACTGCGTATCCTATTGGGTCGTTTTCCTTCATTGCTGCTAGGTCTTCTGGACTATCTTCACCAGAGGTCAAGAATTGTTCAATAGCCTGCAAGCGTTGAGCGTATGTATCCCTAACTTGTTTAGCCTCTTCCACTGCTCTACGTTCAGCTTCAACAGCCTTACGTTGTTCTGCAACTTCTTGAGTCTTTTTCGTGTAATCAGCACCAAGTTGATAACCTTGCATCAATTCTTCAAGGGTTACTTCTTTTTCTTCGCCAGCAGCTTTCACTGTAAAGCGTTGAAGTTCCTCTTCTTCGTACTCGGTTTCTTCTTCACCTTCATCTTGAGCTTCCATAGAATCATCGGCTACAACTTCCTCTTCACCTTGATCTACTTCTTCCTCTGCAGCTTCGTTAGCTTCTGCTTCAACAGTTTCTGGTTGCTCATTGGAGTCCTCACCTGCTGATAAGATGCCTTCAAAATGTGCAGCAGCTTCATTCACAGTTAGTTCTCCACTTCCTTGTTCAGGAGTCATGGTTTCTTCACTCATTGTATTTCCTTAATGTTCCCATTTGGCTGGGTAACCATTATAGAAAAGTCTATAATATCTTCCATGCCTTATCTTTGATCTCGCTGTCTTTAGCGATAGATTCAAGATAGTTCATGATTTCGTCTAAGACTTGTAATCTCATGTAAAAGGTTTCTCTAGCATCTTTATCAGATGGTGTAGAGTATCTAATACCGTTGAGTTGGTTTTCTCTCAACTCGTTGATTATGTCTTGAAATTCTGGTGTTTCTAAAATGCCTTTTATTATGTCTTGTTTATTCATTTGCAGATTGTCCACTAGGCAGACCAAAGTCAAATCCTAGTAATCCATTATCTCCTAAGTATCTACTAGCACCATAATTGCCAACATAATTGTTTGCAGTAGGTGTTGATAAGAATGATGTTACATTTGGTGTTGGCAATGGTGCAGGTCTAGGTGTATTTGCATAGACATAAGCCATAGATGGTGAATACTCATATGTTTCACTTCCTTCTTCACCTACTTTGTTTTTACTAAAACCTGTGACATCTGTATTTATAGGTCTAAAAGATTGACCATCTCTGGTGATTGTTCCTGCTTCTGCTCCACCTCTTGCAGATAATCCTCCACCATAACCAAAGATTGGACTATATGATGGTGTGTAATTTACTGGAGACCATTGACCCATAATCATACGACCAAAACTAACAGGACTAGGTGTATATGGCTCATACATTTTGTTATCACCATAGTAATAACCAGTATCACCGACAGACTGTAAACCTTCATATTTACTTGGCGCAAGACCTAATACAGCATTAACATCAATATTACTTTTAGGTGCAGTAACAATATTAGGTGCTTTGCGTAGACTAGGGTCTAGGCTAGGTGATAATCTGTTAAGGCCTAAATTAAGTAACATTATTCACCTCTGGTAATTTTGTCGATCTTTGCTAGAGAATCCATAATGACTTTAGTTTGGTCAGTTTTAGTTTTCTCGTCTTGTTGTGCTATTTCAGATTTGATTTTAAGTTCTTGCAATGCAAGTTCAGCTGCCTGCTTCATAGCCTGTTGCTGTAGTTCTAACTCTTTACGTCTTTGCTCTAACTCAAACTGTTCACGATCCATTTGTAGTTTGGCCATTTCAGTTTGTGCTTTTAGTTCAGCTTTTTCACGTTCAACTTGTGCAAGTATTTGTGCTGCCTGTGTATTAGGATCACCTTGCTGTTGAGCTTCAGCTTGTTGCTGTGCTAACTGCTGTGCCTGTTCTTCTGTTATTTCCATTAAGAACTGACTGTCATCTTTAAATCCAGCCATCTGTACAAACTTAGCTAATGTGTCTCTGTATTGTTTTAAGTTCACAAGTGGATTAGATAGGCCATAACCTTGAATAATCTGTTCTTGTTTGTCTAGGATCATTTGCATAGTCGCTAACTGCTCTTGTTTAGATCCAGTACCTAAGCCTACATTCACTGTAATGTTGTATTCAGAAGACCATTCTCTTGGATCAAATGGTACATATTTATTGTTTACACGAATGATGCGTTCTTTTTGTTGATATTTACAAACTAACTGCAATATGCCTTTAAATAGACTTGATACACCTGTGTCTGCAAAGATACGAGCTATTAATTCTAGCTTACCTTGTGATGCAGTTGCCATTGCATTAACAGCAGCAGCCGTGACATTCTGTAATGTGTCAGGATTTAAACCTTGCTGAGCATCAGATACGCCAGATCTTTTAGCTTGAATCTCATCTAAGTATTGCAGCATTGGAAATGATTGAGCAGCATTACTTTGTACCGTCAATGGCACAATAGCACTTGGGTTCTTCATACGAACCACACCGCCTGCTGTAGATGTTAACAAGTCATCTAGATTAACCTGACCTTCAACAGCACCAACTCGATAGTTGTTAGTGAGGTATAAGTTGTCTAGCATTTGTCTAGTGATCGTAGACTTAATTAATTGTAAGTCCATAGCACGGTCAGCTAGTGAATGGCCGTAGAATTTATGAGGAATTGGAATTGGGCAGATAGAGTGAAATGGAATATAGTCGCACTCTTCGTTATGTAGGATTTCATGGCCTGCATAACAAACTCTACGCATCTCAGCAATACCGTCTTCATCGTGGTCAGTCTTAAGATAACACTCAAAGTATTCAACGAGCTGCATAGCCTCATCATCTGAGTCCATGTCTGTAGGTTGTTCACCTCTTGTGTATCTAGCAATTCTTTCTGGGCTAAACTCTAGTGCATCACCAGTTGGTAAAGACATGACTGTGTCTTCATCATAACCCATTGCGATTAATTCTGATCTAGTCACCATTTTACGGTGAGCTACAAAAGGTGCATCTTCAATATTTCTTGCACGCTTAGATATTAAAAATTCTTCTGGAGGTACGTTTTCAATAACGACCTTACCTTTGTCTACAGTTTGTCTTACTTTAATATCATGAGTAACTATTTCTGGTGATATTTCTATACCAGTCATTTCATCGAACTGAGCTTCCTGCATTGTGGTTGTGCTTTGTTCAACGATTTCTACCTCATCGTCCTGAGCAATCATCGCTAGCTCATCGTCATTGAGGCCATAGTATTTTTCTACAGATACGTCTTGCTTATCATCCCAGTATGCTTTTACAACACCAACCTTTTGAAGAAGTGCATCCTTCATCCAGTCATGCATGATTTCAAAACCTTTGTTATCTTTATAAAAGATATGGTTTACATATGTAGTAGCTTGTTCAGCAGTTTCTTCATCACCTTGATTCACTGGCTCAAACACCACCGCATCGTCTGCAGATGTAAATACTCTCATCAGTTGAGGTAAAGCACCGTCAACGACTTCTGCAACCTCTCTGGTAATGATTTGAGACTTACCTTCCACCTCGTTACCATATGGCTCACCAAGATAGTATTCGAGTGCCTGTTGTCTCTCGTCAGTCGTTTCTGTTTCCAGATAACCGATAGCATCATCAATCTCTGATTCCAGAATACTCTTTAATTTATTTTCATCTGCCATTTAAACTACCCATGAATTGTTTATCTCTAATGGTTTATCCCATGAGCTTGTGCCTTCATCTAACCCTACTGCAAGGTATCTGAAAGCATCTGAAGCATGAGAACACCAATCGTGTACAGGCTTATCAAAAAACACATCTCTTTTCTCATCGTAAGTTCTACGATAGTTTTGTAGAGCATCTAAGCCTTGTTTTGTTTTTACATCGAACCAGCATCGAGGTAGCATCCTGCGAACTGCTTGGATACCATCATCAACACCTAATTTTGCTACTACTGTTATTTGTAATCCTGACTCTTCTAACATTTCTTTACGAGACTTGCCTGTACCTAGTTCACGAACTTGAACATCATGAGGTAAAAGATGTTCAGCAGTGACATAACCATTTTCTTTAATCCAGCTGACATAGTAATCAAGACCTACGCCGTGATTTTCCATAAAGTCTATAAGACGTATTTCTTGTCCTACAACCTGACAAACCCAGATAGCTGTAGAATCACCCATACCTAAATCCCACGCTGTAAATGTTCTTGCTATACCATCAAAAGGTATGTCGGTCACTTGGCCTTTTGTATATAGATCATTTATTAAGCTGCCGTAATAAGCACCTTCAACTGGAGCTGCGAATGAACACTCAAACTCTTGTAAGAACTTTGACTCACCCATTGCCTTAAATGCAGCATCTAACTCTTCCTGATCTAGTATCTTAGTGTCGCTAGATTTAAACTCTAACAAGTTCCAGCCATCGTCTTTGTTGTATGCTTTATCTCTTAATGTTTTAAAGTGGTTAGCACCCTTAGGTGTACCAATAAACAATGTCCATCCTTTACGGTCTGCTAGAGCTGGTCGGATAACCTCTGTAAATAGATTAGGATTAACATCACCGATCTCATCGATCACTACACCATCGAGATAGATGCCTCGAAGAGAATCAGCATTATCAGCACCGTATAAAGAGATACGCACACCCATAAAATCAACTCTAAGCTCTGCAATATTCGCTTTAGCATCTAACGGTCTCGTATATTCTAATAAGTAATCCCAAGCCACCCTCTTAGCTTGGTTATATGTAGGAGCAATGTAAGCAAATCTAGGATTAGGCTTGTCACAGTTTAAAGCACTATGTATTAATTGATTGATAGCACTCACCGTTTTACCCATCCTACGATGAGCAACAACTACATTGAACCGATGATCTTCTACAGCTTGATGAATTAACAGCTGAGGTTCTCTTGGCCTGTAATTCAGATCAATCTCTTCCTCGATAACTTCTTCTTCGAGTTCTTCGTATTCTAATTCAATCTCACTCATCTGATTTCTTTGGAATACCAGTGATTACTTTTAAGTTAACTGGCGCATCAGAATCACCTGTAATTTCAGTTGATTGTAAGTCTGGTAAAGATTTCTTTAACAGTATCTCAATAGCTCTTAACTGAGATGGTTTTAAATCATTGACTTCTGTTCCAAGTGCATGATTTTGCAAGCGATTTATAAGCTGAGTTGTCTGTATTCTAGCTCTAGTTTCTTCTTGATGTTTTTTTCTTATTCTTGCTGCCATTTGTAACTCCTAATAGGGTCATTACTTTCCTTTTTTGATTTGTTCCATTCGCTCTAATCGAGCTTCCCTGCTCATGTATAACCACTGAGATAAATCTTCGTAGTCTCTACCACATGAGATACATCTATTATTATCCATTTTACATTCGCCAGTGCAAGGACTATCGTCTACCATTTAACTTTGTTAGCCCAGTAGGCTGCAGACATCTTACCCTTCTTAATGTTTTTAGCGTGTCTTGCTTTAAATGAATCTGATCTAGTTGTTTTCTTCTTATCACCTGTGACACCTTGCTGGCCAAACCGTATCGTTTTAACCTTATCACCTTCTTTAGCTACAACCACATGAGACTTTGTTGGGTGGTTAGGTGTTCTTTTAGGTTTATTGTAACCAGATACACCGATTCGTTTTAACTTAGCATCTATTGTCATTATGACCACTCCGCCTTTTGTAATCTTAATGGGCCTATGTTTATAAGAAAATAGTCTACAGGATCTCCATCCACTTCACCCTCGTAAATCTCGAATCCTAGATTAAAACCCCAATAAAAATGATATGACCACATTAGATACAATCACCCACGTTTTTTAGTAGTTCGCTTAGTTTTATTTTTTGTTGTGTTTTTTGCTGTTTTTGATGCGTTTTTAAAGTCTTTGGCTGTTGGTCGTTTTGGGTCATTTTTTCCACGCATTTTTTCTCCGCTTCCTTCTGCGATTCTTTTTCTTTTAGCATGGATATTCCTATAAAGTGACATAGTTATTTTGCCTTTGGTTTGCTATGTGTCAAATATTTACTGTTTTTAGTGTGTGTAGCTCCAGACATTAAACGACCATTATGCTTGTGTGTTTTGCCTGTATAGAGTCTACCGCTTGGTAGGTAGTGTGGTACGCCTTTAGCCATAATTACTTACCCTTCTTGCCGTAACCTTTGCGACCTTTTTTGCCTTTACAACCTGCCATGATTTTCTCCTATTTGTATTTTCTCATTTTCTCTGCGTTTTGTGCATCTATAATATCTTCTGGTACTTTTCTAACTCTATTTTGTCTTACCATCTGTTCTGCAATACTATATACATCATCCATTGAAGTAGCCTGATCTGCTATCTTTCTTCCGAGAGCATTGTTGTATAAATCCATTTCTTTTTCTGCTTCACCTTGACCAGTACCCATAGCTCCAATGAATGGTACATATTCTGACTCATGAATATTTCCAGCAAGTTTAGCAAGAGTTGGCATCTCTCTTTGTAAGTTAGCCTGCCATACTAAATGACGAAAAGCATCTTGATTACCACCAACCTTACCGTCATCAGGAAATCTTAAT